CCCAATATCGAAACAGATGGTGGGACGGAAAAATCCGATTGTTCAATATTCAGACAGGAGAGATCTACATCGGTCTCTTGGATAAGCTGCTGAGATTTTGTGATGATCATGGATACAAATATAAGTTTGAAGATAACAAATATTATGGTCATCCGATTGATCTGAATCAGATGATTTCTTATGAAGGTGTCAAAGATTACATGACAAAGATCTCTGTTCACAAACCCAGAGATTATCAAATTCAAGCTGTATACGATGCACTGAAGTGTAATCGAAGACTAATCGTATCACCAACAGGATCAGGAAAATCGTTGATGATTTATTCTGTTGTTAGATATTATGTTGAGCGAGGAAAAGATACTTTAATTATTGTCCCAACCACATCTCTTGTGGAACAGATGTACAAGGACTTTGCCGATTATGGTTGGGATGTTGGTTCTTATTGCCACAAAATTTACGGTGGTAGGGAAAGAGAAACTAAGAACCAAGTTATTATTACCACTTGGCAGTCCATCTATAAACTTGACAGAAAATACTTTGAACGATTTGAAGTTGTGGTGGGTGATGAAGCTCATTTGTTTAAATCTAAATCTCTAGTCAGCATCATGACTAAACTTGCTGATGCAAAATACAGATTTGGATTTACAGGTACTCTTGATGGCAGTCAGACTCACAAATGGATTCTTGAGGGATTGTTTGGCCCATCTTATTCAACTATCAAAACAAAAGAGTTGATCAAAGAAAAACACTTATCCGATCTTGATGTGAAGATTATTACTCTTCAGCATAAACCAAGAATATTTGATAGTTATCAGGAAGAGATTCGATATCTCTGTGAGAATCCACAAAGAAATAATTTTATCAAAAATCTAACGCTAGTACAAAAAGGAAATACTCTGGTTCTGTTTACAAGAGTAGAATCACATGGGGAACCTTTATATGAATTGATAAATAATTCGGTAAAAAATAACAGAAAAGTTTTCTTTGTTTATGGTGGAACAGAGACTGGAGACAGGGAAGAAATTAGAAGAATAACTGAAAAAGAAGAAAACGCAATCATCGTCGCATCTTATGGAACTTTTTCTACTGGGATTAATATCAGGAATCTTCATAATGTTATCTTTGCCTCTCCATCTAAATCAAGAGTCAGAAACTTGCAAAGTATTGGTCGAGTCCTCAGAAAAAGTGAGAATAAATTAAAAGCTACTCTCTTTGATATTGCTGATGATATTACTTTCAACAAGAAAAGAAACTACACACTTAATCACTTAGTTGAAAGGTTGAAAATATACAAAGAAGAAAAATTTAATTATGAAATTATCAAAGTCGCATTAAATCAATAATGGAAGAAGAATTTTATGCAAGTTTAAAATTAGTTTCTGGTGAAGAGATCATTTGTCTAATGATGGTTGATGATAGTAATCATGAAGATCCTTTATTGGTTCTACAAGATCCAGTTGTTGTATCACTAGAAACTAAAGCACATCATACAAATGTAAGGGTTGAGCCTTGGCTTAAAACAACTAGTGAAAATTTTTACTTTATTAGATTATCAAAAGTCATTACCATGACAGAACTTTATGATCCAGAAATGATTTTATTTTATAAAGAGTTTCTTGAATCAAAAGAAGAGTATGAGCAAGAATCAAATAATCCAAGTGACAAAAAAAACATTAGTAGAAATATGGGATTCTTAGGATCTGTAGAAGAAACTAAAAAATCTTTAGAAGATATCTATAAATTAGATTCAAAAGATAATAAAGAATCTTAGAGCTATATTATTTCTCTTTACCCTTGACAAGCCAGAGTCTACTCAATATTTCACTAGTTGTCAAGCCTTTGTTCGTGTGATATAATATTATCAATAATAGAGTAAAAATAATGCCACGTAAAAAGTCAGAACATTATGTAAATAACAAAGAGTTTCTTGAGTACATCATCAAGTATAGAGAATATCTAATTAAAGCTGAACAAGAAGGTAAAACAAAAAGAGATCTTTTGATAGAATCTAGAGATTTTAGAAAGACTCATGAATATCTGGGAACATGCTTTAAGAAGATTGGTGATCACTTAGCACATAAACCAAACTTTGTTAATTACATGTTCAAAGAAGACATGATCTCTGATGGTATTGAAAACTGTGTTCAGTATGTCAGAAACTTTGATCCAGAAAAATCAAAAAATCCATTTGCATATTTCACTCAGATTATTCACTTTGCATTCCTTCGCAAGATTCAGAAAGAGAAAAAGCAACTAGAGATCAAGAACCGTATAATTGAAAAGTCTGGATTTGCTGAAGTTATGGCAGTTGACAATAGCTTGCTTTCTAGGGACAGTTCGGACTATAATACGATCAAGGAGAACATTCAGACAAAGATGAACCGATGAAAGAACTGATTGATGACACCTTCTACGTCTGGGAGACTCGTTTTGGTCTTTGGAATAGTGAAACCAAAGAAGGACGTAAGATGCTCACAGGAGGCACCAGGGAGGGTGTATTACAAATGACACGCTGGCACCTCAAGTGTGAACAAGAAGGGACTCTAGAGCAGTATACAAGAATTGTGAATAGTGGTGTTGTGGGAGGCAAACTGTGAAGATTGCAATTATTACTGATCAGCACTTTGGAGCTAGAAAAGGAAATAAAAATCTTCATGACTATTTCAAAAAGTTTTATGATGAAGTATTTTTCCCAACTCTTGAAAGGGAAGGAATCACAACTATTATTGATATGGGTGATACCTTCGACACTCGTAAAGGGATTGATTTTTGGTCTCTCGATTGGGCTAAAAAGAACTACTATGATATCCTCCGCAATATGGATATCACTGTGCATACAATTGTCGGAAATCACACCGCTTATTACAAGGACACTAATAACATTAACTCTGTCGATCTACTATTGCGAGAGTATGATAACGTTATTGTTTATGGAAGTCCTACCGAAGTTAAATTTGATAATCTAAAAACATTCTTTATTCCATGGATTAACGATGAAAATCGTCAAGAGACGATCGATCTCATTTCTAGAACTGATGCAAAAGTAGCTTTTGGACATTTAGAAATGAGAGGGTTTTATGCTAATAAAACCTATATCTGCGAGCACGGTGAAGATAAATCAGATTATAAAAAGTTTGAAAAAGTTTTCTCTGGACACTATCATCATAGAAACTTCCAAGATAATGTTTACTATCTTGGAAATCCATATGAAATTTATTGGCATGATGTTGAAGAAACCAGAGGATTTCATATCTTTGATACTGAAACTCTAGAGCATACTCCAGTCAATAATCCACATCGACTGTTCTATGTGGTTCCATATTCAGACACACCTCATCAAACATTTAAAGCTGATATCTACAAAGATAAAATTGTAAAGGTTATTGTCAACAAAAAGACAAATGTGAGGCAGTTTGATCAATTTATTGATAAACTATACTCTGCTGGTGTAAATGATCTCAAAATTGTAGAAAACTTTGACTTTAATGGATTTTATCAAAGTGAAGACTACGATGACGAAGATACGGAAAATACACTTTCTATTTTGAATAGATATATTGATGAATCTGAATGTAATTTGGATACTTCTAAATTAAAATCAATTTTAGAAAAAGTGTACACGTCTGCTTGCGAGGTTGAGTAAATGTATATGCTCATCAGAAAATCTAAAGCTGGAGAAGGTGCTTATGCAGTTTTTAATAAGCATAGAGAAAAAGTCCTCTTTTTATTTGAAGATGAAGATGATGCAGAAAGATATGCTATGATGTTGAGAGATATGGATGCCGATCCTGTCAAAACAGTTGAAGTTGATCCAGAACTAGCTATAAAAACATGTGTAGTAAATGGATTTAACTACACAATTATAACTCAAGATGATTTTGTAATTCCTCCCAAAAAATAATGATCCTTTTTAAAAATATTCGTTGGAAGAATTTTCTTTCTACAGGTGATCAGTGGACCGAAATTGACCTTACAAGTTCAAACAATACAATTATTATTGGATCTAATGGATCTGGAAAGTCAACTCTTCTAGATGCACTAACTTTTGCCTTGTTTAATAAACCATTCAGGAAAATTAATAAACCACAGTTAGTTAACACTGTAAACGAAAAAAACTGTTTGGTTGAGGTTAATTTTAGTGTTGGTAAAAAAGAATACTTCGTTCGTCGGGGGATGAAACCAAACGTTTTTGATATTGAAGTAAATGGTAAAGCGCTTCATAAAGAAGCGGATGATAGATCCAATCAAAGAATTTTAGAAGATAATATTTTAAAACTGAATCACAAATCTTTTACTCAAGTTGTGATTCTTGGTAGCTCTACTTTTGTGCCATTCATGCAATTGTCAAGTGGGCACCGTAGAGAAGTTATTGAAGATCTTCTTGATATTAAAATCTTTTCTGCTATGAATTCACTGATCAAGGAAAAGATCAAAGTCTTCAGAGAAAAGTCAAAAATTCTTGAAGTTAAAAAAGATGCTATGATTGACAAAATCAAGATGCAACAAAACTTCATAGACGAACTTGAGAATCGTGGTAATGCAAATATAAATGCCAAGAAAGAAAGTATTGCCAAGATCATGGATGAAGTTGGTCAATATACAGAAAAGAATCTGGATCTTCTTGATGAGACAAGTCATTTGCAAACGGTAATTTCTGGTTTTGAAGGAGCTTCAGACAAACTTCGTAAACTTGGAAACCTTAAGGGTAAAATTTCCAATAAAGTATCAACAATTACAAAAGAGCATAAGTTTTTTACTGAACATACGGTTTGCCCAACTTGTGATCAAGATATAGAGGAAGAGTTTCGGTTAAATAGGATTGAAGCTGCTCAATCTAAAGCAAAAGAGTTGCAGTCTGGTTATAAAGAACTGGAACAAGCAATTAAAG